GAATATCAACGATTGTATTTTACCAGAGAACTTAAAGAAAAGTTTTAAGGAATTTGTAGAAGACAAACATATACCAAACTTAATTTTATCAGGTGGGCCTGGTGTCGGTAAGACTACTGTCGCCAAAGCAATGCTTAATGAAATTGGTGCAACATCATTACTCGTAAATGGTTCAGAAGAATCTGGTATTGATGTTCTTAGGAATAAAATTAAAAACTTTGCCTCAACTGTATCACTAGAAGGTGGTCGTAAGTATGTAATACTTGATGAAGCAGATTATTTAAATCCTCAATCCACTCAACCTGCCCTTCGTGGGTTCATGGAAGAATTTCACAAGAACTGTGGATTCATTCTTACTTGTAATTACAAGAACAGATTAATAGAACCATTACACTCAAGATGTAGTGTGATTGATTTTATTATTCCAAAGGATGATAAACCAAAACTTGCCAAAGAATTCTTTGGTCGTGTTAAAAACATTCTTGAATCTGAGAATGTAAAATACGAACCAAGAGTTATAATGGAAGTGTTAACTAAATACTTTCCAGACTGGCGAAGAACTTTAAATGAACTACAAAGATATTCTACATCTGGTGAAATAGATGCTGGTATTCTTGTAAATGTTAGTGAGGTAAATATCAATGAACTTATGGTTGCACTCAAAGAGAAAGAATTCACAAATGTGCGAAAGTGGATTGTGCATAATCTTGACAATGACCCTGTACGCATTTTTCGTAGGATTTATGATAATCTTTACAATCATGTGGATGGTAGTACAATACCTCATGCAGTTCTTATACTCGCAAAGTATCAGTATCAGTCAGCATTTGTTGCAGACCAAGAAATAAATCTACTTGCTTGTTTGACAGAGATTATGGTCGAAGTCAAATGGAAATAGATAATGTATGAACTAAAAGAATATCTCAAAGCAATTAATACTTCCAAAGAAAAACTTATGGAAGGTGAAGATGAGCAATGGGAAAAGAAATATCCAGCATATATTGTAAACAAGTGTCTAGCACCCTTTCAAGACACCATCTTCTTAGTAAATGAGATGAATATGAATCATCAACTAGATAAGAAATTACAGTTTGATTTTTTACTAAATACTCTTAGAACAAGGTCAAGATATACGCCTTGGCTCAAAGCAAAGAAGGAAAAGGATTTAGAATGTGTAAAAGAGTATTATGGTTATGGTAATGAGAAAGCTAAATCTGCTCTTAATATACTAAATGATGAACAAATAAAAACTATAAGAAATAGTTTAAATAAAGGTGGTAAACATGGAAAATAATGTAAATTGGAAACAGGAGCATATGTTTGAGGTTCTACTAAAAGAACCAGACGACTTCTTAAAGATTAGAGAAACATTATCTCGTATCGGAGTTGCTTCACGAAAAGAAAGAAAGTTATATCAATCTTGCCACATACTTCATAAACAAGGAAGATATTATATCGTTCACTTTAAAGAACTATTTGCACTTGATGGTAAAGATACCAACTTGTCAGAGAATGATATTGCAAGAAGAAATACAATAGTCAAACTTCTAAGTGATTGGGGATTGGTAGAAATGAAAGCAACACCAGAACCTATTGCACCATTAAGTCAAATTAAAATTATTTCATTTAAAGAGAAAGATGAATGGGTGTTGGAAACTAAATATAACATAGGTAAAAAGAAAGAGGTAGAATAGTGGCATATTCAAATAAAGTTTTAGACCATTACGAGAATCCTAGAAATGTAGGAACTCTTGATAAAGAAGACCCAAATGTTGGTACAGGTATGGTGGGAGCGCCTGCGTGTGGTGATGTGATGAAACTTCAAATTCAAGTTGATGATAATGGTATTATAACAGATGCAAAATTTAAAACTTATGGTTGTGGTTCTGCAATCGCATCATCAAGTTTATTGACTGAATGGGTGCGAGGTCAAACTGTAGAAGAAGTAGAAAAAATTAAGAATAGTGATATTGCAAATGAACTTGCATTACCACCTGTAAAAATTCATTGTTCAGTATTAGCAGAAGATGCAATCAAAGCTGCACTTGCAGATTATAAAGGTAAGCAAGAAGCAATGGGTAAATGGCAACCAGAATAAATTATGGAAAACTTCAAATCATTCATTACTGAGGAAAGTAATGAAAAATATAAAGTTGTTATTTTAACTAGAAAACCAAAACCTAGTGAAGGTGCTAAAATATTTAAAACATCTGTAAGAATAGAAGAAGAAGCTAAAAAATTAGGACTAGATTCATATGTGTGTTTTATTGATGGTGCGTATCTAACTTTTGAAAATGAAAAGCGTGTTATTCATAATTCAGATGATGAAAAAGGATTTGAAATATCTTCACAGGACACCATATTCATAGTTAGAGGTGGTGTTAACACTAAAGAAGTTTGGAAAGATTTGTTATCACAAATTGAGCGTGCTGGTATAACATGTGTCAACACTAGAGAATGTATGGAAGTGTGTGCTGACAAATATCGTACTTCTTTACGATTGGCAGATGCTGGATTAGTTTCACCTACTACTGTATTAATACCAGATGTAAAAGGTGCAAAAACTGCTCTTGAAAAATTAGACACAGACTTTCCTGTAATACTTAAAACAAATTCAGGTACAAAAGGTGTTGGTGTTTTATTTGTAGAATCTGAAAAAAGTTTAGAGGGTATGGTACAGTTACTTTATAAACTTGATGAAAATATTTCGTTACTACTACAATCTTTTGTAGAAACTAAATTTGATGTTAGAGTAATGGTATTAAATAATAAAATTATCGCATCAATGAAAAGAGATATAGTAAAAAATGATTTTAGGTCTAATTATTCGCAAGGTGCAAAAGTTACTGAGTACAAACTAAATGATGTAGAAAAAGATGCTTGTATTAGAGCTGCAAAACTTGTTAGTGGTTCATGGGTGGGTGTTGATTTTATACCATCACAAAATAGAGAAAAAGATTTACCTTTTATATTAGAAATTAATAGTTCGCCTGGCACAAAAGGTATAGAAGAAGCGACTAAAGTAAATGTAGTAAATTTACTTTTGAAATCTTATCTAGATAAATCTAATTGGTGGAAAAATCCTACCATATGTGGAGTATGGGAAACTTTTGAACATAGTGTATTTGGTAAACTGATTGGAAAAATGGACACAGGCAATAGTTCTGAAACATCTGTAATCCATACAGATTCATATGATATTAAAAATAATTCTATTACATGGTCTTTGAATGACAAAAAAATAAAATCAAAATTAGTAAAAATGAAAGATATTAAATTAGGTGGGTTTAGAAATAGAGAAGAAACAAGACCTGTTATTGAGTTAGATTTAACTTTTCAAAATAAATTATATAAAGATTTGCTTTTTACTTTAGATGATAGGGGTGGAAAAACACCATTATTGATTAATAGGAAGTTTATGAAAGATGTAAACATAGCAATAGACCCTTCAAGAAAATATATATTAACAGATAAACCAGAGGAAATAAAATGATAATTGATGCACTAAGAAAAAAATATGAAGCAGAGATTGCTGCTGCCAAAGCGAACATAAATGTTTATCAAACAAATCCTGCTGGTATTGGAGAACATCCAGACCTAGTTCAAGCAGTTGATTTAGAGGTGGTGAAACTTGCCGATGCCGAAGATAAGTTAGAAACCTTAAATAAACATTATGGTAATCAACCAGATTTATTAACATAAAAACATTGACAAAACTTGTTTAAAGCGAGTATAATTATATAATGCAATTTTACACTAATGTAACGCCTTGGGGCAATACTCTACTTGTTAGAGAATATGTGAATGGTGAAAGACTTAATCGAAAGGTTAAATATTCCCCTACCTTATTCTGTAAGGTAATTAAAGAAACCAAACACAAAACCCTTGATGGGCAATTTGTTACACCTGTAAAACACGAAACAATTAAAGAAGCAAAAGAATGGTTAAAGTCTTATGAAGACCAACCACATTTAATCTATGGTAATACTTTATTTCAGTATAATTATATTGCAGATGAATATCCTACTTATGTAAAGTGGGATATAGATAAAATTCTTGTAGTAACAATTGATATAGAAGTTGCGTGTGAAAATGGATTTCCAAATCCAGAAGAAGCAATAGAACCATTATTATCAATTACAATTAAGAATCATCAAAACAAACAAATATTAGTTTGGGGTATAGGTGACTATAATAATACAAGAGATGATGTAACTTATGTAAAATGTGATTCAGAAAAAATGTTAATCCAAGAGTTTCTAACTTTCTGGGAAAAGAATCAACCAGATGTTGTTACAGGCTGGAATACAGAATTTTTTGATATACCATATATTTGTAATCGTATTAAGAATTTATATGATGCAAAAGAAATCAATAGACTTTCGCCTTGGGGTAATGTATCAGATAGACAAGTTTATAAGATGGGTAGAAAACAACAGGTTTATGATATACTCGGTGTATCACATTTAGATTATTATGATTTGTATAGGAAGTTTACATATAGTAGTCGTGAGAGTTACAGACTTGACCATATAGCACATATAGAGTTAGGAGAGTCCAAAGATGACAACCCATACGAAACATTCCGAGAATGGTACTTAAAGGACTTCCAATCGTTCATTGACTATAATATACAAGATGTGGAGATTGTTGATAGACTAGAAGATAAAATGAGATTGATTGAGTTATGTTTGACTATGGCTTATGAT